TTATTACAAATTTCAATCATTAATAGATAAAATTATGCAAGAATCGACTATTATGATGTTTAAATTAACACCGGTGAAGCAATTCCGCTTTTCTTTATGTAGAACCTGTGTTAATAGTTGCTTAAAGACCATTGGAGTGGAGGTCTTTTCTGATCACGTAGCTATCCAACCTAAGAAACTGCTTCTTGGTGGTGTAGTTATGTATGTCATCTACAAAATCTCGAGTGGAGTGATCAGATCATGGCGGTATACGGAAACTGGACCGTATGCTCCTGGGCAACGAGGATTCATTGATGTAATCCGTACAGCATGTCAACGGTTTTTAGTTGATCGTACAATACAAGTAGTTAAGGGTAATTTTTACCCAATTGACGATGTTAATGTCCCTAAGCCTTATAGGCTTACTGACAACGGACATATGATTTCAGGTGCTGTTCGTGACGAAGCCCGTCGTGTTTTTGTCGACACAGCCGAACGGTACCAGTTTAACCGATATGAATTGAGTCCCAGTGTGCAGAGTAAAGCTGAGTTTAAATGTCATTTACATTATGCAGTCAGTGATCTATTGCAGCCTATGCAATTAGATTCGTTACCGCAACGAGCTCTCATAACTGGAATTGATATCGATTATTATATCACAAACCCCGACTATGTATTACAATACATGCGCCCATGTCTTTTTCATACTTTTAATCCAAGATTGGTTAGTGGCATGGATGGCGAATCACCATACACAATCACTGATAATGTTGTTACTTATAGTGTTTCAGGTGGTGGTGAATGGAAGCATCCCGTGTGGGATTGGTGTGCTTCAGGGGAATTCATTCGTGCTAAAGTACATTTGAGATGGTGGGAACGTATTCTTTGTCGTTTATTGCCCATAGAAAAAGTGGGTTACCACAAAGTTCATCATGCCAGGCCATGGTTGGATTGTCCAGAAAGAGCTTTAGTTTGGACAGTCCCAGAAAGTCAACATTGGCAATTTAAAAATATACCACCATTAATTACCGCTCGTCAATTGAAACGTGTTACTTATAGTGATGCGAATAAACCTGGCTGGAATCGAATACACTATATTGGTGATGATATACACGAACCAGCCTATACTAACGTTGTTTTAGTTAGTATTGGTAAACAAGGCCAATTAGTTCAGGCTAAACTTCCTTTAACGTTACTAGAGGTCTTTTTAGGCCTTAGTACTACACAAGCAATTACAACCAGAATGATTTCACTTCAAGATCAATATCCAATATTAAAAGATCGGGTATTACGTGATGTTATTTTACAATACTATACTGGTAAAATTGTAGAAACTGTTAAGATCGACATGCTGATGAAACCAATAACTCCTAGAGTCCACTGGCCAGTAACAGGTGAAATGGATCAACCTGAAATTAACGCGAGATGTTATAGTCAACCTATCGTTAATGACCATATGTTACTTCCAATGATAAAACGTTGGGAAGTGATGTCAGAATCTTTAGAACGACGTGTAACTTTTGTTGCAAACAAGAAAATACCAGCTCAAAAATATAAATATTATTTGAATGAATTTATGGAAGCTATGCTTAATGGAATAACTGATTTAGAACCTTATAGCATCGAAGAAACAATTGAACGTTTGAATAAACCCTCACAACAGTTGTTTCTTAAAGCCGTGCTTGAAGTGTTAGATGTTAAACCTTCAGATATAATCTCTTCCTTTAATAAAAATGAAGCTAGCATGAAATCGTCAAGAATAATATCTGGTTATTCAGACATTAAATTTATATTATTAGTTTCCCGTTATTCCTTAAAATTTACGGATGTAATACTAAAAGCTGAGCATAACAAACATTGGTATTTTCCTGGTAGAACACCTCCAGAAATAGCTAAAGATGTTCAAGATTACGTTGTTCAAGAGAATGGTCACGTTATAGAAACAGATTATACTAACTTAGATGGTACAGTTAGTGCTTGGATGCAACAACACATAGGAGAAGGATCATACCTCCGGGCTTTTAAACCTGAATACCGTGATGAAATCAAACAATGGTGGCATAGTATAATCTATGGTCCAGCTGAAGCTAAAAGGTTTGGTTTTAGATATGATCCGGGTGTTGGAGTTAAGAGTGGGAGCCCTACCACAACACCAGAAAATACTAAGTACAATGCCTTTGTTGAATACTGTACATTGCGTGAAGTTAGGAAATTAGCAACTGCCGACGATTGTTTCTCTATGATAGGTCCGAAAGCAGGAGACGATGGTTTAGCACATGAGTGTATATACAACACTATAGGGAAAATAGGAAAGAATGGTTTTGGTTTAAAAATTAAGTGTGAAAAATATAACCCAGAAATGGGATTGGGTTTTCTAGGTCGTGTATTCATAGACCCTGTTAACACTAAAACTACCATTCAAGATCCCTTAAGAACCATTCGTAAACTGCATTTAACAACTAGACATCATTTAATACCATTAAGTGATGCTTGTCTAGATCGTGTTGAAGGTTATGCCATAACTGATCCGTACACACCTCTTATTAGTGATTATGTTAAATCAATGATTAGGTTACATTCGCCTACTGCTAGTAGTGCTGAAATAAGAGCCAAACGAGGTTCACGTAATAATGAAAAACCTTACTGGTTACAGTGTGACGGTACTTGGCCACAACGAGAGTCAGATATACCAAAGATGCGTGAAATTATAGAACAACGTACCGGTATAGATACCGGAACTTTGGAAAAACTCATATCTAACATCAGAAATATGAGAAGTGTTGAGGATATTATAACCTTAGAAAGGACCGATGAAAACTACTATAAAGATACTGTTCTTGAAGATGGGTTATGTGATGATCCTGTGGACTCCTCGTTACAACAAAAAGAGTTAAAATTACTTGAAAATGCCAAACAAATTCGAGTTAATCAAGGAGCTACCAAACAATGTGTTAATAGCACTAGAAAGGGCTCAACAAATGGATTACAGCGACGCACCAGCAACAGTGAAGTTGGATCTGAACAATTTCAGAAAATGTCTAACAAGTATTCAAGACAAAATAACCAACGCAGTGGATTCACTACTAGCCAAACCAACAGTAGTGAATTATCTGAAAGGCCTTCAACCTCCAGAGAAACCACTAGTGGATCTACCACGATTACTAAAAGAGTTAGAGACACTCAAAATAGAAAATCAAAAACTGAAAAATCTGGTGCCAAAAGGGGACAAAGACGATTGAATAACAAC